ACAGTTGTGCTTGATTCAACTACGAAAGCCATTACCAGCTCCTTAAGTTGTTGCGTTTTTAATCATAACGCCACGTGAAGCGTCAATCAAACCACACTTAGCATGAAGGCTGGCTACAACATCATTACCTACGGCTGCTGCTCTACGAGCAATCTCTAGGTCAACATTTTTCTGCATTGCGATACGCATTGCGTCTGCTGAGAAGATAGCTGCCATTGGGTTTGTGACACCAGTTGCTGCGTCTGTCATTCTTGATGTGACGAATAGTTGCACACCAAAGATGTTTCCAAAGAAACCTGGGCGAAGTGCTTGACCTTGGAACAAGTCACCACCTGCGAATGCTGTGCTACCAATGTCTGACATTAGAGCTGCGTATTCTGTGTGAGCAATCACACCATAAAGTTGACCTGTTTCGCCTGCGCCACGGATTGTTTGAACCGCTGTTGCAATGTCTGAAACATCCATAACACCTTTACCAGCTGCGTCAGCTGCTTCTTGTGCTGTCAAGTTGCCCAATACAGCCATGACTGAATCGTCAAACTTGCTTGACACTGCCATACCTAAAGCACGACCTACTTCGTTTGGATCAATCGCACCCAAATCACGAACCACTGATCTAGCAGCAAACAAGTCTGCTGTGATTGTGTTTTTTGTGAATGTTGGTAATTCTGTTTCAACGTCTGCTGTAGATTCTGATCCTGTGATCTGATCAACAGTGACATCCTTAGCAATTTCTGGAACCTGTAGGACACCGTTTGGTGCGTTTACAACAGGAATCAGCTCACCACCTAAGAATAGTGAGTTTTCATGTGCGGCATAAACCGTTGCGGCTTTAGCTGGCACAAAAAGTGCATCTGCGTTGATAGCACTGATATAAGCTTCATTTGCCATAATCGTTTTCCTTTGTTATATTAAAGTAGACCCTTCATACGAGCCTCTTGATAAAGTTTTCTATCAGATGCCTTGGTAAGATCAAGTTTAGCAATGTCAAATCCGTCTAAATTACTGCTGCCATTCATTGCGCTTTTGGTATTACTTGTGCTAGGCGCGGCAGCAACAAAATGAGGATTGCTGGCTAGAAATTCTTGCACTAGCTGGTTTACTGTGACTGGATTGCCCTTGCTGTCATAGCGTTGGGTTCCTGAATCGTCAATCACTTCTGCTTGTCCTGATTCGCCAAGTCTAACTTGATTGCGTATCAATTGAACAACCTGTTGTGGGTTCACTGCCTTGAACTGCGCCGCAGCATTCAGCAATGGTTGATTCACAGTAAATTCTTCTATTACACGATTTTTTTCTTGAATCTCTGCATCCTTTTTCGCAGCCATATCCTGTAGAATCTTTTCAAACTCTCCACGCTTGATAGCTTCTTCCTGCTTTTGTTTCTCTGCGGTGGCCTTGAGTGATTTTAGTTCACCAAGGTCGCCTAGATCAGCAAGTTGCTTTTCAAATTTAGCAGTCAATGACTTTTTAAGTCCTGCCATGTGAGAATTGAATTCGTCTTCAGTGTATGTCTTTGATTCCTGAGTAGTTGTTTGGTCAGCAGTCTCAGTCACTGCTTCAGCCAATGTTTCATCCGCCATTGTTGCGTTCCTCCTTCAGAGTAAATTTATAAAGTATTTAGCAATATCTCAAGATACTGGTGTTATTTTACTTTTTTTTGCCTTTTTTCTTATAAGCCATGGTAGTTTCCTCCTTATCCTGCTTCTACCCAATAGTGTCTACAGTTGTAGCCACCTGCGTCTACAAAAGGATCACCACCTGACTTGCCTTGCCAATCGTCTTGCCAAAGCTCTTCAATTTCTTCTTTGCTCATCTCTGCCCCCGCAAGATTAGCACACCAAGGTCTTGAATTTGCGTCAGTGGTTCCTTCATATACATATCGCTCAACGCCCTCACGCTCTGCTCTTGAATAGGTAAAACTGTTGTTGTAGTGCATGGTCACAGATTCAACAGTGTTTCGCATGGTGTCAATCAGTGCGCCTCTGGTTTCTACACCTGGCAAGCCTGCTCTTATCTGTTGTGTTAATCCTCTTATTTCAACTGTATCAGGGTTGGGATTTGCTCTCAATCTTTTCAATTGTGTTTGCAGTTTGCTTACGTCTCTGTTGGAGGTTCTCATTAGAACACCAGAAACTGCGCCTCTTACACGCTGCTCTGTTAGTGTGGGATTCTCACCTATCACTGCGGCTGTTGCTACTATGCCAGCTACCACTTCACTATGGTTGAGTATGCTGCTTCTAACTGTGCCTTGTGCGTCTTGTAGCAATACTGATTCTATGGTATCATCTTCAGTGACCAAGCCCGTGCCAATGCCTGCTTCAGTTTGTCTTTCTACCACATTGGAACTTAGGTCTGACAGTGAGCTGGCTTCTAGTGCTGTGGCTTGAGCATACTGTTCATATAGCTGAACAATCTGTGGTCTTGGATTTACACCTGGTGGTGTTGCTCTTAGAATTTCTAGCACTGCTTCTTCAAGGGCTGACAGATTGTCTTCTGTGGCGCTTTGAAGACGTGCTATGGTTGAATCTATCAGCTTGGTGTGATCTACACTCATTAACTGTGAATCCAACCTTGTTCAGCAAGACTCAGGTGTTCAGCGTATGTGTTAGCCATCAAGGTCTCTCCTGTATCAGGGTCCATCATAGGATGAGGCTCAAATGCTTCTAGTTGGCCCACTATCTCCATTGCGGTGTTGTCGTCCTTGACAACCAATTCCACAATCTGCCTACTAACTTCTTTTTGAAAGCCTTCTGTTTGAACTCCAGCTGTTCTTGCTTTGATAAGAAAATCTAAATCTGCGTCTCTGTCGCGAATGTTGAATGAGTCTGCGTATTCAATAGTGCAGTCATATGGTAATCCTGCGTATTCTGATACCAGTCTCCAAATATTTTCTTCTGCCAATTCTAGTGCGTCTGCTTTTTCTGCCAACTTTGCTCCAAGCATTTGGAATTCAGTCTGCATAGCAACGCCTGACATTGAAGTTGATTCTGTAGCTCTCATTGATCCTAGGTTTGCCATCTTGTCAATGCTTTCAATAGCGTGATTGATTGCGTCTAGGATTTGATTTACATTGGCACCACTTGCCTGAACCACATAAGGTTTCAAGCCTGGGTCTAGGTCTTCTGGCATTTGAATTATGCTGCCAGGGCCTGTGCCAACTAGAGTGTTTTCTGTTTTTGCCAAACTAGGATGCCCATCTAATCTGATGCTTGCTTCTAGTTCTGATAATAGGTTGTAGATGTATTTTGATTGATTGGCAATATCAGCAATGTCTGATTTACCAATGCCACGTATCACTGACCTTTGACTGTAAACACACACCGCAGGAATCTTGCCAAGCCCGTTTGGCTCTACATATGATTCCATTTTCTTGCCTTCACGGTTTACATGGTAGGTCCAGATTTCGTCTTCTGTCCATTTACGCACCACATGGTCGTCACCGTTGACTTCTTCAATATATTTGAAGTAGACTAGACGGTATTTGCCTGTGATGTCTCTTTCCCATTCCCAATCCAATACCATAAGCGGGCTTACCATGCTCATATAAGGTCTAACACCTATGGCAAATTCGTCTGCCATGGTTGTAGCACCTACATCAGGTTTGCTCACAATCACCCATTGGTGGCCAAAGATACTTGAATAGGTTGCCACGTCTTTCATGAATGCGTTGAAGCTTCTGCCGTCTAGGTCTGCGTCTTTGAGTAGGTCTTCAATGAAGGGAGTATTTTGAAGGTTGCCCAAATCTCTGCTGGGTGGGGATTTGAATATGAAACTGTTGTAAACTCCTACCACACTAGCCGTGTGATTTTCATAAGGAGTCTGGTTTAATCGCAAGCCATATTCGCTTGCTGTTTCTAAACTGTATTTGAGTAGGTGCTGAGCGTTTTGATATTCTTTGCCACCTACATAACTTTCTAATAGATATTGCCATTGATCGCGATATTCAGAGTATAGTTGATTACCTGACATCAAACGATCAATTGACTGTTCAATTGATTCTATGGCGTCCATGTTTTGCGGATCCTTTGTTTTGTAATTACAAGTATATTTAGCAGATTAAAAATTTATGGTGTGAATATTAGCCTATTCTAGGACGCCACGCTTGATTTAGGTTCTGTGCTGGTGGCAGTTTCTTCAATGGATATAGATAACTGACTGCATAGGATAATGAATCGTAAAGATGGTCAAATCCGCTGTCTTTATCAGGCACAGAAGTTCCAGGCTTGAAGCTGTGTTTCTCAAGTGCCTCAATAGTCTTCTTACAATTTGGTGACACAAACAATCTGCGTTCTCCAGTGCCACTTAGGAATCTAGCATTGGTAGCATTTATTCTGTCTTTGACTGGCATATGTTTGCGTGGTGCTTTTACAATAAATCCTGCGTTTGCCAATATTGCGTGATCTGATTTTCCTGAGCTGGAGGTTTGAGACCTTGATCCGCTAGGGTCTGGGAAAGCAAATATTTTCTGTGTAGGATATCTTGTTTTTATTTCTTGAACCAACTCATCTGTGTTTGAACTATAGATCATTATTTCGTCTATGATGTGCATTGTTTCAGCATCTGTTCTGATCATTATGGTTGCTGTAATGGGATTCAAGTTAAAATCTATACCGCATATGATTTCATTGTTCACTGGCTCTGGTGAGGGCCTTACATTGTTTTCACGAGTAAATGCGTAGGCAATTCTTGATCCTAGGTCTTCAAAGCTGGCTTCAAATTCTTGTCTAAACTGCCTGTCAGTCATGTCTGCTCGTGCTGCTTCAATTTCAGCTTCACTTACAAATCCAGCTTCTAGTGTTGTAAGTTGCCAAGCATTCCAACCTGGCGTCACAAGAGCTTCTTGGTATAGATCATAGAATTTGTTTGATTTACCAGCAGGCGTTGAAATAAACATAGCATCGCCATTTCTATCTGCTAAGGCAGGACGAATAACTTCTCCCCAAAGCTCTTCTAGGTTTGTATAACTTGCTTCGTCAATTACACAGAAATCCAAACTCACACCTCTAAGGCGGTTGGGATCTTCTGATCCTTTTAGAGATATTGTGCTGTTGTTTTTTAAGGTGATACTCAATTCTTGTTCGTTAATCTTCTTTGCCCAGCGTAGATCCAGCAATCTGTTTTTGAGAGCTTTCCAGGCAATCAACTTGGCTTGTCTGTAGCTGCTGGTTATGTAAAATATTTCTCTATTGGGCTGTCTAGCATACCAGCACATCTGTCTTATGCTCAAAAAGGTTTTGCCTGATCTCCTGCCTGCTGAGACCACTT